CGGAACGCTGACGAGCGTGGCAGATGCCGATTTGCTCGGCACCGAAGCGCTGGCCAGCCTTCCGGCCGCCACGCCGCGCACCACGGGCACGACGAAAGAAGTGACCAAGCGGATCGGGTACATCGGGCAGAAGCGCTACGTACAGGTCAACGCCGTACAGACCGGAACCACGTCGGTGGGCTGCGTCTCGGTCGTGGCGCTGCTGCACGAAGCGCGCGTGACGCCGACGGCCAACCCGTAAGGGCCACAGAAATAGGGCGCGTGCTCACCCCGCGCGTCGCCGTGAAACTCGGCACTAACACATCTCGGGTGAGGAGATACCAATGAGAGAAGGCGAGCGCCAAGTTGCGCCTACGATTGACGGCATCCGTCGTGATCATGTGGCGCGGTATGAGTTCGCGGCGAAGGTTTTGCAGCCCGGCAGCCGGGTGATCGACTATGCCTGCGGCGTCGGGTACGGGTCATCGATAATGGCAGCAGCCGGCCATCGGGTGCGTGGATTCGACATCGATGCCGAGGCGATAGCGTACGCGCGCGAGCACTATGCGTCGACAGGTGCTGAATTCGCGACTGGCAATGGCAACGCGCCTGGCGAGCTGGGCGAGGCGGATGCGGCGGTGTGCTTCGAGACGATCGAGCACCTGGAAGATCCGCGCCCGCTGCTGAAGGCGCTGCGGGAGTCGGCGCCGATCCTGATTGCCAGCGTGCCGAACGAGGACAAGATCCCGTACATCGGGCAGGCATTCCACCACCGGCACTACACCCCGGCGCAGTTCAAGGCGCTGCTCGAGGAGTGCGGATGGTGTGCGACGGAGTGGTTCGGCCAGGAGGATCAGGATGCCGAGGTTGATGAAAACCCGGCCGGCTGGACCACGATAGCCGTGGCGACGCGCGATGCGCTGCCGGAGCGTGCGCCGGACAGTCGGCACATCGCCATACTTGGTCTTGGACCGAGCATTGACCAGTTCCTCGAGATCACCAAGCGGCTCGGCGGCCGGTCGCGATTCTGCGACGAGGTGTGGGGCATCAATGCGCTGGGCAACGTCTTTGCCTGCGATCTGGTGTTCCACATGGACGATGTGCGGATTCAGGAGATCCGCGCAGCCGCGGCTCCGGCATCGAACATCGCTGCCATGTTGCAGTGGATCAAATCGAGCCCGGTTCCGGTGGTGACGAGCCGGGCGCACCCGGACTATCCGGCGCTGGTCGAGTTCCCGCTGGAGGATGTGCTCAACCATCTCGGGCACGACTACTTCAACAGCACGGCGGCCTACGCGGTGGCGTTCGCGATCCACACGGGCGCGACGGAGATAAGCATTTTCGGGATGGATTTCACCTATCCGAACGTGCATCACGCCGAAAAAGGCCGGGCGTGCGTCGAGTTCTGGCTCGGCCAGGCGCAGGCACGCGGGATCAAAGTGAGTCTGCCGAAGACCACGACGCTGTTGGATGCGTGCTATCCGCGCAGTTCGCGCCTGTACGGCTACGACACGCTGGACATCGACTTCAACGTCGGCCCGGACGGCGTGCTGAAGCTCGGCATGACGCCGCGCGAGACGCTGCCGACGGCGGCGGAGATTGAGGCGTCATATGACCATTCGCGGCCCATCGGTGAGCAGCACCTCGGGCACAAGGAGGCGAGCTAGGGGCCGGTGATCTCGGTCCCGTCCTGGAGCCGGTAGACGACGGTGACGCCGAGGGCGTCGCAGAGTTTGATGATCGTCGACGCCCGCATATCCGACTTGCCGGACTCGAACGTGGCAATCGACACGACGGCGATGCCGGCGCGATGCGCGAGTTCGGCCTGTGACATGCCGCGCATGTGGCGGATCGCCCGGAGCTTGGAAGGTGTGAGCACTGGTTCTGATTGGTGATTGCTTGCGGTTGCCATTATCTGCCCTCGTTTACTGGTTCAGGAATACGCATAAACAGTTGCATGATACGGTAAGCCGTAGTATTGTGCCATTGCTTCCACAGGAAGCCTCGCCGCCGGATAGTCCGCCAGGCGAGCACCCTACGAGGAAAATGCAATGGCAACGGTACAGATCAAGGCGCCGAACATGCAGGCGCAGGTGTTTCGGGTCATCGGGACTGCGCCACTGGTGCAGGCGAGGTTCGCCGCCAAAGGCGAGATGATGATGGCGCAGCAGGCTGGGCAGCAGTCGAAGTCCAAGCGGAAGCGCGAGGCGAAGGATTTCGATCGCCTGTGCGATCAGTCGGTGCATTACGCGACCGATGGATGGGTGGGCGTTCCTGCATCGGCTTTTCGTGCCGGGTGCATCTCGGCGTGTCGGCTGGTCGGGTTCAAGATGACGCTGGCGAAACTCAGCATCTTCGTCGAGCCTGACGGCCTTGATCGCGACGGCATGCCGCTGGTCCGGCTGATTGCCGACGATTACGAGCGGGTCGATCTGCACGTACGGAACGCGACGGGCGTGGTCGATATCCGGTCGCGGCCAATGTGGAAACAGTGGGCCGTTGATGTGCGCATCCGCTGGGATGCCGATCAGTTCAGCGCCGAGGATGTCGCCAACCTGCTCGCGCGCGTTGGCGCACAGGTGGGGATCGGCGAAGGCCGCCCGGACAGCCGCAGCAGCGCCGGCATGGGCTGGGGCACGTTCCGGCTGGCGACGGTGGCCGATATGCAGGAGGCCGCAGCATGAGCGGGTACAAGTGGCGGTCGTCCTACCGTGGACGGGTTTCTGCTGACATTGCCGGTCCAGAGCTCGAACGGGTCAAGGCGGAGCACGGCGCGCTGACGGCCGAGCTGGTGGTTGACGAGGCGCGGTCAGAAGACGCGCCGCTGCATCCGGTTTTTGAGTGGCGTGATGAGGTTGCCGCCGAGCAGCACCGCATGCAGCAGGCATATCGCCTCATCCGGGCGCTGGTGGTTGTCGATGAGGTGAAGCACACCGAGCGGCCGGCCTACGTGCTGGTCACGTCGGAAGAGACGCGGACGCGGACGACCTACGAGGATGCCGCCGTCGTGGTGGCTGATGTCGATCTGTTCGCCGACGCGATCGGGCGGCTGGAGGGCGAGGTACGCGCCGCGCGCCGCAGCGTGCAGGATCTGGAGCGGCTTGCGTCGTCGAGCGGAGTGGAGCCTGAGCGGATGGCGCGCATTGCGCTGGCCGTGAAGGCCATCGAAGCGGCCAATGCAGCGGTAGCCGCCCTGCATTGACGTGGCGGGGCTGGGCGAAGCGTGGCAGGCGAGGCTCGGCAGGGCGCGGCGCGGCAAGGCCTGGTCTGGCAAGGCTTGGCGCGGCGCGGTCTGGAGTGACCCGGCGAGGCAGGCAAGACACGGCGCGTAAGGACACGTACTGGCGAGGCTAGTAATGGCTGGGCAGGCAGCGCTCGACAAGGCACGGCGAGGCCACGATCGGCGATGCTGGCGCGACTAGGAAAGGTTTGGCACGGATAGTCGGGGATTGGTTTGGCGTGACATGGCGGGACTCGGCAGGCGAGGCTGGGCATAACTAGGCCACCCGAGAACAAAAGACATCGAACCCACTAGGGCGCTCAGGCGCCCTTTTTTTCGTCACCGTTTTTTGCAACACAAGGCGCTTCGGCGCCTTTTTTTATGGGCGCGAAATGACCAGACCGACGATCATCACCGTCACACCGCCGAGCATCGAGCCGGTGTCGCTGGACGAAGCGCGCGCGCAGCTGTCGCTCTACGAGGATCAGTCGTTCGACCTGCTGATCGCTCGCCTCATCGCCGCGGCGCGTGCGTCTGCCGAGGCCGCGACCGGCATGCGCTGCATGACGCAGACGGTGCGCTTGGAGCTCGACGAGTTCCCCGACGACGGCACCGCCATCGATCTCGGCTGCTACCCGGTGGCGAGCATCACCAGCGTCAAGTACGACGACTCGAACGGCGTCGAGCAGACGCTCGTGGGCGGCTCGGACTACTGGCCGAGCCTGAGCGGCATGTACCCGCTGCTCGCGCCGATCGACGGGTGGCCGGATACCTACGATGGCAAGCCCGCCAGCGTGCGCATCGTGATGGTGGTCGGCAACACGTCGGCGTCCAATGTCCCGCAGGACGTGCGGCACGCGATCCTGCTGCGCATGACGGAGATGTTCGAGCGCCGCGGCGAGGCGGTCGAGGCCGTGAGCGTGGCGGAAACGCCGCTGTCGATGCGCGGGCTGCTCGCGCCGCACACGCGCTGGACGGCCTGATGCACGCCGGCCGGCTGGATCGTCTCGCCACCATCGAGACGCCGACGGAGACGCGCGACGCCTACGGCTCCATCGTGCCGGGGTGGGCCGAGCACGCGACGGTGCGCGCGTCGGTGCGCGCCCTGATGCCCCGCGAGAGTCGAGCGGACGGCGCGCAGGTGGCCATGCTCGGGTACATCGTCACGATCCACTACCGCACGGGCATCACGCCTGCGATGCGCGTGGTGGTCGACGGAAGGACGTTCCTGATTCGCGGAT